CCCTCTTGATTATTTATCTCCCATTCAGGCTCAGCAAAAATATCTTCTGGTGTGATGTGGGAAAGAGGAATAAATTCATCGTGATCTCTTCCGTCAAGCTCAACTGATTCATAGACTAACGGAGTAAATTTTTTGGAATTCTTTTTTATTAATATAGATTCGTTTCTTGCAATGTTATATGCCCAAGTCGAAAAATTACCTCTTGCTGGATCATACTGAGCAACCTTGACCCAAATTTTTTCAAAAGTTTTTGAAACAGCATCCTGAGCAACCTCTTCATCAATCAAGATCGATTTACAGTGGTTCAATAAACCTGGTTTAATTCTGTCGTATAGAGATTTAAAATCTTTCTCTTGAGAAGTCTCTAAAAATTTCTCTGCTAATTCTTGGATGCTTTTTGCCATGTTTAGATTGGTTTAAGGTTGTAAGTTAATATAAATAATCTCTATACCTGCTTGTGAAAGCAATTCTAAAGATTCGGTTTTTCTGTAAATCTCCGAGAATACTATTCTTTTTATTCCGGATTGAATAATCAATTTAGAACAATCAAAACAAGGAGAAAGAGTAACATAAACTGTACCCCCTTGTGAAGAAACCGTATTCATTGCGAGTTTAGTAATAGCATTAGCTTCAGCATGAAGAACTATTGGCAATGTGTTATTATCTTCATCTTCGCAAATATTAGGAAATCCTGTTGGAGTTCCATTATATCCGTCAGAAATTATCGTTTTATTTTTAACTACTAAACATCCTACTTGGCTTCTTTTAGAGTATGAATTTTTTGCCCACTCTCTTGCCATTTTTAAATAAACAACGTCCAGATTAAATTGTTTTAAATCTGGACAATTTTCTAATGTATGTTCGATGTAGTTATTCTGGTTGTTCAACTTCTTCTATTTTTAGATTTCCTTTAAATGAATCTATTATTGGATAAACTAAATAAGCAGGAAATTTACCTAGAAGATTGATCACCTGATTTATTTCTTCTTCAGTAAAAGAGTCTTTGCTTCTGATTAATTCTATTGATTCCTTTGTGTTATCAAAGGGACTTTCTAAAAAATCTGCAATGATTTTTCTTAAATCATCTGTGACTGTGTAGATCTTCTTTATCTCTGACATCTCTTTTTAGTATACTCTACACAAATATACATGAAAAGTTTCGTAATAAAAAACTGTAATTAAGAAAAGTTATGTCTTCCCTCGGTAAAGATTAAAGGTCCTTGTAATGTCTTTAAAACATCCTTCATAACCTTAAGAAGTTCAGCATTAGTTTGATCCTGCTCTTTATTCTTAGTTTCTTCCTGTGCTTTTGTTTCGGCTGCAGCGGCTTCTTTTGCTTTTTCCTCTGGTGCTGTTGGGGCAGGAGCAGGTGCAGATTCTGGAGCAGGCGCAGGAGTAGCAACTTCTGGTGCTGGTGCTGACGTAGCTGGCGGAGGAGGCTGTACAGCTTCTGCCATTTTAGCAGGCTCCGATTTTTTTATTGCTGTTTGTATAGCAGCAGGGATTTCAGCTTTAGGTGCGGCAGCAACTTGTGTGACTTCTGGTGTAATTGGGGTTTCTGGATTTTTTGTAGATCCTGGGAATGAAAGGTCCAAAGATTGCTGAAGTTTTTCCATTCCTCCTTCCCCTTGAAACATCCTAGCAATATCGTCAGAACTCATTCCCGCGCTAGCCCCTAGTAAGTCTAATAGTGGAGTACTCACCGAAGAAGATCCACTTGAAACTGATCCTGTCCCAGTAGAGATCTCTTCCATTGGTGGGGATACTGGTTGATCTGCAGTTTCAGGTGTTGCTATATTACTAATTTCTGCTGGTGCTGTGATCGCGGGAGGATTTGGAATCTCTTGCTTTGGAGGTTCTATCGGAGGCTGAGATTTTTCAACAATCGTTGTTACCGTTTCAGTTTTCTCTGTGATCTGGGAAATTTCAGGAGTAGGCTGAGGAGGTTCAAAAGATGCTTGCGGGGAGGTTGGAACTGGTTCCATTTTTTCTGCTTCTTTAACCGCTACCGGGACTTCCTCAACTTTAGTAACATTCGGTTCTGCTGGTGCTGCGGGCTCTGTCTGTGGATTGGCTTTGTTTAAAAAATCATAAAGCGTTTGTGATTTCTCCAGAATAAAACCGTCGTTAGATACCCCAGATTCCGATCTTTTAACCCCAATTTCTTTAAGAAAGTTTATCATCGTAGAATCTAAAAGATCACGAAGATCTTTAGAATTCAATTTTTTCATCGCAGGATTACGGAAATCAGCTTCTTCCCCGTCTTCCAAATTATATATTTCTTCCGAAATCTTGCTATAATTTGTTTTCGTTTTTGCAACTAGATTTTTAGCTGCTTCAGAATCTTTAAAAACTGGAAGATTTGCAATACCCCATCCTTGTAAATATGCTGGAGGTTGCTCTTCCAATTCTTCAACGTATTTAACCGTTCCCCTAATAATATCATCAACTTTATACCCTATGAATTTTTCTGCATCTACACCGGTTGGAATTTTATTAAAGTTTATAAAACCCATAGGTGGAAACATATCCCCGTTTGCCTCGTGCATTGCTAATTCTACAACTTTGGGAGAAGCCTCAGTTAATCGAGGGACCTTAGCTTTTTCTTCATCAAGCTTTTTCTTGTAGTATTCAAACCTACCTTGTTCTGTTTCTAATGAATCTGCCAAAATTGGAACTTATTTCTTGTATATATTAAAGGAGATTAGGAGTTGCTTAAATTGAACAAAGGAACCATCCCTTCCTTCTCTTTTGTTATCCTTTTATTCTTTTCTTCTATTTCGTTATTGAGTTTTTCTAAAAGGATCTGATACTCAAAATATGGTAGTTTTTCTAACTCTGAAAATGAAATATTATAATCTTTTGCAAATTTGAGCTTAATCTCAAAGTAATTGTCCAAAGATATCTGAAATAATGTAAAGGGATCGGATTCCTCCGCGAAATCGGATTGGGGCAGTGACCTCAGCACCGCATTTACTACAAGTTATTTCCAAAGAATTCTTTGTTGCAAAAGTTATTTGATCTGATATAGTATCTGCTAAAACAAACTGTGTATATGTCCAGTTTCTAGAATTAAACTCATAATCATCATACCCTCTCTCATCAAGATCCCTCCAATTAGGAATTAAATAAGGAGAAACTTTGGCAAAAGTCTCATCGTATTTTTTACCGCTTCTTGCTTTATCTCTTATGATCTTTCTGATTTTAGTGGAAACGCCAATTGTAGGGATAAACAGCTGAATAGCAGGATCCCCATTTTTAGGAATTAAATTGAAACAGCCATTCTCTTTATCGTAAAATTTTAAAATTTTTGGATCTAATTTAAATGCGGATAGAATACCTGATGTTAATTCTACCTCGGAAGGAATTGGGCAATCCCCCTTTTTGCAATCCTTATTAACCGGAATGAAAATTCTATTTTCCCCCTTAATAAATGTTAGATCTCTAATTGCCATAAATATGTAGAATCTATCTTCTTGATAAATGTCCATATAATTCAATGTTCCTTCTGCCCATTTAAGACTACAGCATTTTGATATTATATGGTTTATTTTATCATCGATATTAATAGGATCATTCTCATCAATCGTAGAAAAATGCCTAATTTCTCCAACTTCTGCAGATCTAATACTCATTTCTATTCCAGGAGGATACCCAAATCCGGTTGATGGTAAATTCTCTATTGGAAGTTTTTTCCACGGAGATTCCATTCCTTGGATATTTTCCATCTCCTCGACATAAGAAGCTTTGCCTAATGATTTTGGTGGTTCTTGTTTGGCTGGAAGATCTGAATAGTCAAGACCACTCTCTTGTTCTTTTCTACTTAATTGTTCTAAAGCAATTTGATCTATATTATTATCCATAGTTTTTTATATTTTATCTATCTTTACTTGTAGTATCTAGGATAAAATATGATTCAAGAAACGGAAAGAAGATTTAGGGTTTTTTATTTAAATGCCTCGTAAGCAAGATATACGACAACCAAAAACATCCTGAAATTGAATAAAAGACTGCATCTGCAACCCAATATGAACCACTCAAATCCATTATTAATTTGAATAGGGCGTCGTACCCAAAGGGGAGAAAGAACATCGCTAACATAAGCGAGGTATCCTTGTATAGGATTAATCTTTTCTCTTTTTCTTTTAATTTTTTGAGTTTTTTTACTATCACCGTCGTCCATGTGTTAATCCAGATGGCTTCTTAAATGCTGAGCAAATAAAAAGGCTTATCGGTAGGATAAGCCTTTTATATATCTTTTAAAATGTTTTTTAATTAGTTAAATATGTCTTCAAAGTAATCTGCTCTGAATTCTGCAGTTATTGGATATAAACCGCCTGCATTTTCATAGCTTAATGGCATAGCATCTATTGGTTTAGTAGGAAAACAATTTAAGAATTTCATTCTTCTAAAAACATCTCCTTGTTTATTAAAGATGCTTACTAAGATATAAGCTCCACCAGCATAATTTGATTTTATGCCCATTGCACCAGTTAATGGATTATAAACTAAATCTGCCCATTGTCTTAGGGTCTTATGAACATAGTTTGAGTTATTATCGTCCAAATTGGTCTGGAATGTGATTCTAAGCTTAGCTCCAGTGTCTGCTACACCTGCTCCTGCATATCTTCTTCTAGCAAATTTGTAGAATTGCTCAACCGGAGTTGGTGTTTTATCTACTTCTAATCCTCCTATTTGTGTGATGTTCTCAACTAGTAAACTTCTACCTCCATTTCCTGCAGGATTAGAAACTGCAGCAGGAGGCTGAATAATAACCTCAAACTGGTTTAAGTACACCGGTTCGTATAGGCTTACTGCTGCTTTTGCACTAGTAAAATGTGGTAATCCTGCCATTTTTTAATTTTATTATAAGAATACGTCATCGAAATAATCAACTGCCCATTGAACTCTTAAAGAGAATAGGTTTTGTCCGCTGTAGTTTAAATCCATTTGTGATAATGGTGTCATAATAAAGCAATCTTTACAAGTTATTCTTCTATGAACGTCTCCTGCTTTATTAAATACACTTACTACTATAGTTCCTGTGTAATCTTTTTTAAGTCCAAGTGCTCCAGTAAGTGGATTATAAATTAAATCCGCCCACTGTCTCATTGTTTTGAAAACATACATTGAGTTGTTTTCGTCAAGGTTAACTTCGAAATTTATGGTTAGATCAAATCCAGTTTGTGTGGGTTTTGGTCCAGCATAATATCTCTTAGCGTTT